ATAGAACTATAGAGAAAAGACCTTCTAGGCTTAGCTTCTCGTCAACCATACGACCAATAGTCTTAGCCTTAAACTTGCGTTTACCTTCTAGGTCGGTTGATTCTTCTGCATGTGTAAGGAAGAAGATAGTCAGATCATCTCTGAGATCTTTAGGCATACGTGCAATACGAGCTAGGTTAGCACCGATCTGTGTAAACTTTTCGTAACCTTTCTCGTCACTTCTGTCAAAGAACTCAAAGCTAGACATATACTGAAAGTCATCAACGACTATAGTCTTTATCTCAGTACGTTTTGAGTTTATATAACCAAGGCATGCTTCTATTTGTTGAGCTGTAGATCCTGTGTATAGATTTCCTGTTGGGTTATCTTTGCTCCATTGGATGTACTTCTTCTTCCAGCCTTTAAAAGGCAAGGGTTTGTTAGCTACGTTGATAATAAATGTTTCTTTTGGGTCCAGGTTTTCAATACTGGTAGATTTACCAGCTCCGGACTCTGCAATTACTAGGATTCCTTGTGCCATATTACTTAGATGTTGATTTTATAAGTTCATTAAGCCAGCTCTTTGCACTTACAGGTTTACCTGTAGTAATAGCCATAAAGTCACGGATCGTCATTTCTGCATAAGGAGCATCTTCCATTGGTGCCGGAGCTTTATACGCTGTTACTGGTTTTATATTTTGAGGCTTAGCTGTTTCTAGTAAAGCTGACTCACCATTGATAGCAACACTTTGTGCATCAATAGATCTGAGTTCTTCTAATGGAACTAGATATGAACCTTTTTCATTGATCTCATACTCCTCTTCAAATGCAGAGTTATATGGTATACGATATACTGTACGATTAGGATCTGCTGGTTCTAGATCTCGGGTGATTAGTTCAAAATAGAACCCTTTCTCTTTTTTAAACTCTGATGCAAATATTCCAACTACTAGTCTTGCTTGTTTATCATAGAACGGCATCTTCATGTTAAAGTCTGTTCTAGAAATACCAAGGTTGTTAATTAGTGACTGATGAAAGTCTCTTACCTCTTCAAGTTTTTGTTTCTTGTACTCTTTTACATCATCTTGAGTTGCTGTTTGTTGTGCTGTGTTAAACATATGATTGTGTTTTAATCTAATTCACTACCGATAGGTGCTGGTACTGTTCTTGTACCATTGCTTCCAGTTCTTTGTGAATAACGTAAATATGTTCCATCAGGTCTTGTAGCAGTGAACTCTGGTACTTCTACCATACGTTGATTCTTCCCATCCATTTTTAGGAAGACAATACTTTTTTGTTCATCACCATTACGTACTTTAAGAAGATGCATAAAGACATCTTCTTTATTTACTTCATAGGCATAAGGACCGTAAGAACGGATGTCTGATTTAAAAGGTCTTGATAGTGCTACTACCATATCAGATCCTTGCATTAAGGCGTCACCGCCAAAGATGTCAGAGCTAGTAGGGTAGTTTGCAATAGACCCAGGTGTTTTACGACTAGAATCATCCATTGATCTGTTTAGTTGAGTAACCATTATAACAGTAATAGGAATTTCATTCTTAAGTCTCATGAGCATTTCTGTAACGTCATAAAGAACTTCAAATTTATCTTTTTCTGAGGTGGTCTTTTTGATAAGCCAGCTATGATCTATTGTTACAATCATAGGCTTACGTCCGCCATCCATATATTTAATCTTAATGGCGTCTTCCATTTCTTTGTGATTAAGAGATAGTGGGAACATATCTCTATTGATTCCTTTACTAAAAAGAAATTTAGTTTCTTGTATATACTGTTTAGCTCTCTCGTATATAAAGTTGTCTAAAGCTTTTTTTGTACTTAGTATTACTCCATAGTCTTCAGCAACCTCAGCTGCAAACTGACGTGCTGCATACTGCTTTGCACCCATTTCAAACTGGAACTCAACAATATTAAACTTCTGATCAGGATTGAGACGATGAGCTTCTCTTATTATTTGGGAGGCTATCATAGTTTTTCCTGCACCAGGACGTGCACCAATAGTGAGCATAGAACCCCATTCAAGTCCACCGACTCCAGCTTCATTAAAGCCAGGCCACGGTGTCTTTAGAGATTTAATCTCACCGGTCATTCTTTTTTCAATGTATGTCAGGCCTTCTTCTAGAACGCTAACATAACTTCTACAGCCATATTTTTCTTCTGCTACTCCCATATATGTAAGTATAAATTACATTAAAAAGATATCATTAATTTCCTTCTCTAAACTTTCAATACTTTCTGTTCTACCGGTGTAGTATGCTATATTCATCATTTTTTTGACTATAGTCTCAAGTAAAGAGTAATTAATGAATCTAATATCATTGTTAGCATCGCCACTAAGTTTGGCGGATGGGAGTTGGGTAAAGAGCTCTTGAAGCTCTTCTTGGAGGTTAATAGTTTCCATGTAGGGTGTATTTTGTAAATGTAAATGTAAAACTAAAACTGTAGAATACCAAAAAAGTCTACATAATAATCTACAACTTTTTAGGCATTTTTCAAGATCTCTGGATTGTCTGATATGTTTTGGCATAGGTCAGCCAGAGCAGATCTACTGATTTTTGTTCTTGGGTCTGTTTTCTGTATAAAGTATGAACTGGTCATCATATACAAGTAGCCATCTTTTTGCTTACTATAGATATAGTAGTCTGTGGCATCTAATACATCATCCCAGGTAAATTCTGGATAAGTTTTGAAAAACCAGACAAATTTATCTTTAAGCTCTTGTATGTTCTGTCTGGCGTATTCCCCACTAGGAAGCTTTACAGCTGGAAACATTTCTCGGTAGGTTTTAATAGACCCTAAGGCATTGTTACCCAATACTTCTGAGACTACTTTTTTCTTAGTTTTTACGAGTAGTGTCTCAAATTCATCTAGGATAAATACGGCTCCTGGGCTTAATTTACCTTCGTCATCTAGGTGTCCTCTATCAAGGGCAGTTTGACGCTCTTGCTGTTCGTCAATAATTTGACTAGATTTAATCTTATACCTGCAGCTGTCAAGGAAGTATAGCTGGTTCGGGCTGATGTTGTACTTGATCAGCGTTGTCCATAGTTGGTGACTCATATCTTTGTTTTATGTAAGTGACAATTGAGTTGTGTTTATTTCTAAAATTCTCACAGGTTTGTATAAGGTTCTTAAAAGTGTTAACATTATGTATTACAGTAGTATGATCTCTTTTACCTAGGCTTTGACCTATTGTGATAAGACTATAGCCTAGTTGTCTTGCCAGAGCACAGTAGATCATTCTGAGTTCAACTATTTCTCTGTACCTATACTTGCTCTGTAGTTTAATTGTAATTCCATATCTTATTGGTAAGAAGGAGGTAAAGCACTCTTCAAGTGCAGGGAGGCTCATCATAGGTAGACTCTGCACTTGTGTAATAACTGTAGGGTAATACCCTATTTTTTCATAAAAAGATTCTCTGAATTGCTCTATAAGCTTGCGTTCTAGCTGAATAGCGTAGCTTTTACTGTCCATAAATTTCAAGGGTTTGGTCTACAAATATAGGTTAGTTCTCTAAAATTTTGTATATTATAATGTAGGGTTTATACAGACTCTACATATTATAGGTTTATAAATATTTATACTATGGCTAAGAAGTTCTATGCTCAGAAAGATGCTCTGGGCTGGCCTATTCCCGGTACAATGATGAGTGGATCCAAGGTGCCTGCTAATCTACTTGAGATTCCTGCAGCTAATGTAGCTCCAGGTGCTGGTCAAGTAGAAGTATATCATCCTGAAAAGCTTAGATACTTTGTACGGAAGGACAAGAAAGGAGATATTATTCCTAACTCATTGATTATCAGCTTAAAAAAGCCAGTTGGTGATACTTATGAGTTTAAACTTGTAAAGGCTAGCTAACAATGAATAAAGACAATCCGGCACTTTTTGCTTTTAAAATCTGGATATTCCCTGGTTTAGTTTCTATTCTAGGACTGATGATCTGGAATGATGTTAGTGAGATAAAAGCTGATGTCAAAGCTCTTATGGCCCAGTCCAATATAGACAAAACACGTATAGATAATCTGGAAAGACAGATATATGTTAAGCCTACTAGTAATCAACCTGCTAAAGAAGAGCGTAATCCTTTAAAAAACAATAAGTTATACGCAGTTATTCCTTATAATTCATTTAGACTTAAAAAACAAGTATATGACTTTTAAACAATGGATTTTAGACCTTTTTAAAGATGAGCGTGGCTCAACCTCAGTTAAACCTGTTGTAGGCTTTATGGGAGCTTTGTTTCTCTGTATTACTCTTACAGCTAATTCTTTTACTCACGGTGATATCAAACCCTCTGATGCTCTTGTAGATGCTGTTCTAATCATGACCTGTGTAGGTATTGGAGCAGACAGCATTGATAAGTTTAGTCACAAGAAAAAGAAAGAAGATGAAGCTTAATAAATACACTATAGTTATTTTAGTAGTCATTGGTCTTATTCTGTTATCACGTATTGGATGTAATAACGGATTTGGCTTTTTTGATAAACCTAAAGCTGATACGGTAAGAGTAGTAGACACACTTTGGGAAAAACATGATACTACTATTTATAAGAAAGTTACCGTAAAAGAAGTGATCTATGATATAGATACTCTTCCTCCTCAATTGATTCCTGATACAAACTATGCTGCTTTAAAAGCACAGTTTGAAGCTTTAGTTAAAGAACATGCTTCTAAAGTTATACAGTTTGATACCATTAAGGTTCCTCAACTCAAGGGTGGATTTTATATTAAAGACACTGTACAGTTTAATAAG